AATGCTTTCATGCTTGCTTCAGCAGTAACTACATCACCTGTCTGATCAACATTATCTAATGTTGCAAAACCAGAGACTGTTCTGTTTTCACGGTTGACTTTAGTAAATGGTACTGACAAGTGCAAGTTGTCGCCATTACTTGACCATAGGCCTTTTTCAATGTTCATATGCTTAATTTTATAGGTTTATCTACTCTAACGCAAATAGCAGTCGATTAAACTTATTTGACTTTTGGACCATCACCTTTTGGGTTTCTGGCCTCTCCGCTTTTATCTGGGGCATTTGCGGACCTTTGCTGGTCTCGCAATCTGTTGCCAGTAGACTTGGCATTTTGATCAGCCACTTGCTGTGGCTTTAAATCTACCATTTCGTCTCCACCGTCTACGGTTGTCATGTTCTTTCTAATGCGAACTTCGTTAGGGGTAATTACCTGCATTCTTAAATAAATTTCGTCAATGCGGCTTTGTGTCTCTTCGTCAGTAAGGCTAAGTTCATTAAACTTTAATTGTACGACATCTGTCTTTTCTGCAATTAAATAGTTTAGCTTCTTTTCAAGCCTATCTTGTGATGGGCGACATACCTGCTCTTTAAATGTTTTATCTGCATCTCTGGCTGCTGCTAAGTTAATTCCTTCTGGGATGCCTATCTTGCTAATTGGGACACGGTGAGCCAGCAAGATTTCATCTCTATTAGATTTACGATAGATATTAAATGAAGACTCTTGTTCGCCTGCTTCAATTGGTTCCATCTTAAATTCGGTTTTTGAATCTGGGGTATCTGCTGGTAGTGGGATATATAGCGATCTATGGTTCTTTCCCTTTAGTCCAACTTGGAAAAACTCTAGTAGCTTTCTTTCTGACTCTGGAGAAAGCTTTGCTCCTTTTACTGTAATAATATATCTTGGGACCGCCTTATTTTCAAAGTAGTCTAGGTTATATCTTCCTGCAAATTCATTTCCTGCCAGCGCTTGTTGTGCAGCAATAATATCTGGAACTCCGTAATAGTTATTCATTGGAGTGTACTTCTTTAAATGTATAATTTCGTTTGGTCGATCTTCTTGACCAGCAATTGGGCTAGGTGTTTCTAGGTCTCCAAAGTTGCGAAAGAAAACTGCCTTGCCGTAGAGCAACTGAATAAACCCATCACGGAATCTACGCACACGCATTGTCTTAGCTGGTATGTGGCCGATATAGCCTATGTCTCCAGTGACTGTACGTCCTACCTCTATATAACCATTTCCTGTCGCCTCAAGGTCTGTGTAGGCCTTTATGAGGGTCTCTGTAAAAGACTCCTCTTCATTACAATCATCAAGCCATTTGTCTAGCTGTGTTTTAATTCTATCAATTTTTGCACGGGCTCTATCTAATTGCTTATCATCTGTAATTGCATCCATTGCATCTTTAGCTTTAGATGTCTCTGTAAACATGTATCCAAGCCCAACAATATTTGAAACCTTTGCATTAATTGCTGCGTAGTTATACGTTGAAACTTCATAAATTTTTGAAAGGTATTCTAGGTTATAAGTGGGCTCTACTAGATCAAATAATGCATACCCGCTAATTGCCTGCTGTAATAAATTCTGCTGTGTTGAAACTCCGCTTGTTCCAACAAATGCTTTTGAAAAGTCACGATTAATTTTACGTTTAAAGTTTGTTCCAAGGCCTCTTAACTTTTTAATTTCTTCTAAGCCAATTTTAAATGGATCATCTTGAGGCCCATCTAGCTTTTGAAAATGAAACCAGTCGGACGTATTTGATATATCAATTGTGGATACTGTATCAATTTCGTCTTCTATAGATTCTAGCCTTTTCATTTGACCTTACCATTTCTTAACATTGAGTCTTTATAAACACCAATATCCATAGGGTCTGGTGTTAGGCCCCACTTTAGTCTTTCGTTTTGATATTCAAATTCTTCGTCATCGATTTTTCTTCTGCCAGAAAGGAATTTAGGTTGGCCCTCATAAATACCGTATGAGCGAACCTCTCTAGCCAAAGCGTCCATTTTAGATCTGTTTCCTTTTTTGGATGTGACTGATAGGAAGTTGCCATCATCGTCTCCAATCCATCTGCCATCGGGCATTTCCCACACGTATATGCCAAGTGTGGTTTCTTCTAGAATCTGTGATTTTTGGTTTAAGATATTCATAGACCTTAATTGTACCATTATTTGATATTAAAGTCTAGGTTTTGTCCAAGGCTTTGACAAGATTATACGGTTTTGACCACAACAAAGTCATAATTATATATAGGGGTGCCAATTTCTGTCATGGTCATTGACTCATTTGATATGTTTTCATAATATGAGCCAATATGCATTGCATAATGAACAGATGGGCTTATTGTTACAGATGATGGATACAAAGAAATGCCTTCATATTTAGAAGCTATTCCTTGATTATTAAACACAATGTCCTCTGTCCCGCCAGCCGTAAATACCGCAACAATGTGAGAAGGCTGATTTTTTGTCAAATACGTCCATATATTACTTGACCATGAAACTAGCGACCCATTGATATATAGGCTATCAAAACCAGACTTTGATATGACTCCCGCCTGATTCCAGGATATATGGCTGGACCCTCTAGATAATAAAGAGGAAGCGTTTATATTTTCAGGTGTGTACACCATTTCAACTGTTTTTGTTTCTTCTGTGTCTGACACAGTAAATGATCCTGACCCACCAGTTCGAATTCCAGATGCCCTATTTCTTTTTATAGCTGGGGTGGACTTAGATCCTATTGAAATATTAGAAGATGAAGATAGCGTGGCTGGTGAATTAGATGCCGTAACGCTAAGTTCTGAGTACAGTGTTATTGATAAATTTTCTAAAGAAGGAGTGTATTTAGATAAGTCTGTCGTTGAATAAACAACCTTTAGATATATTATTCCAGAATCAGCCAAAGAGTTATACTGATATTGTGGTATAGGAAATCCATTTTCGCATTGTACGTATGAGTTAGATTCACCAGTTGAGCTAGTATAGATGGATACCCCGTTGTCAGAAGACCATTCAATTTTTGATGAAACAAAGTCTAGCATCATGGGTATTGATATTACGTCTATAACTTCTGTTGTTTTAGACACTGCTTCTTCTGTTTTAAAAAGAGAAATTGTTTTTGTTAATGTGTTGTAATATAGATCGTCATTTTGTAAGAGCTGCATGTCTCTATTAAATCCGTATTGGTATACTAAGCTTAATAAAGATGTACCGTCTGTATTTGAAAAAGCTCTTCCATTTTCTGGATCTGCAATAGAAACATAATTTGGCAATGCTGCCATTTGATAGTGAGTTAATACTGAATAGTTTGATAGCTGATATCTATAAATAGCTGGAGCATCTACTATCATATATGAAGATGCGCTGCCAGAGACTGTTCCTATTTGTGGAGCAAATGTAGAATTTGTAAAAAGAAAATCTGTTACATCGATTGTTTCTATCAGATCTCCATCTAGATACAAGCTCATTAGGTTGTTTGAGTAGGTTCCCACAACATGCATAGACTTGTATTTATCTTTAACGAGATGATATATTTTTTTATCTGTTCCTATTGAAAATACTATAGCGTTGTTTGCCCAATAAAATCCTATATCATTTGATTGGTCTGCAAATATTGTTGCAGAAGTAACTTCATTAAATTGAACCCAGCATTCTATTGTAAATGAAACATCAGAACTATATTTATCGGCAAGTGCGCCTTGGATGTAATTACCGTATGGACTTTTTAAATTTAAAAAAGTTATTTTGTTTGTTCCGCTTATTTTTGTTCCAAGAATCCCGCCAGGAACAAGGGGTAAAAATTTATTATCTGGGGTAAAGTTATAGGAAGCATGGTTTTGCGATCCAGAATAATCATAGGCAGTTGCACCAGAAGATTCATCAAGAGGCCAAAAGCCAATTGGATTGTCTTTTAATACAATGTTTTTATATAGCATATAACTATTGTATCACCTAGTCTGTTTTTTGCTTAGTCCAAAATCCTGGGGACATATACTTTATTCCAGACGTTATCTCTTTTGATTCATGTAGATATGGATCTGAGGATGGGAATATTATAAGGCTGCCTGCGTTTGGTTTTAGCATTACGTTATGATTAGGGAAAGATATCTCTCCACCTTCATAGTCATCGTTTAGATAAACAACTATTGAGTAGTTTAAATTAGAGTCCCCATCGTTTTGGTCTGCGTGGGGGCCCATCATCTGACCAGTATTATATTTTTTAATA